GAAGTCTGTTCAGCGGAATCGGCGGGATTGATCTTGGCTTTGAGTGGGCGGGTATCGAAACCAGGTGGCAAGTCGAAATTGACGACTATTGTCAGAAACTTCTTTCAATCCGGTTTCCTCATACTAAAAAATTTACCGATGTTCGTAAAGTTGGTTCACATAATCTTGAAAAAGTGGACATTATTAGCGGTGGTTTTCCTTGCCAAGACATTTCAGTTGCCGGGAAAGGTGCGGGGATAGAAGGTGAAAGGTCTGGTCTTTGGACAGAGTTGCACCGCGTTATTAGCGAGTTACGACCAAGATTCGCGTTCATTGAGAATGTCCCAATGCTCACTATTCGGGGGGGGGTCAGAGTTATTAGCGACCTTGCCGAAATCGGGTATGGTGCAGAATGGCAAATTGTGGGAGCAGACGATGTGGGTGCGTGGCACAGAAGGAAACGGATTTGGATTGTGGCCTACCCCGAACACAATGGATTATCTGCCACCGATGGACAAAGAAAAAAGACTAAATCACCCAAGCCGACCGGGAAGAAAAGTGTCGGGGAATTTGAGGGAAGAAGTGATTTACAGGATGTTCCCGACACCTTCAGCAACACCAAGAGGACCACATACGGGGAAGGAATCGGGGAGCATCAACATATCAAACAATTCCAGAACATCAGCAAAGGGAGTAAAATTCGGAGCAACATTACAGACAGTCGTGGGTTCTGGTCAGTTGAATCCGACGTGGGTCGAGTGGCTCATGGGATACCCAAGCGGGTGGACAGACTTAAAGGTATCGGAAACGCAGTTGTCCCGCACATCCCCTATATCATCGGAAAGCGACTTAAAGAATTATGCCAAAGAAACCAAGCCGAAAAACATTAGTCAGAAACCTTGACAAAGCCGTATCAGAATACATCAGAAACCGAGATGAATACTGTGTCGTTTGCGGCTCTCCAAAAAATCTCACGAATGGACATCTATTCTCACGGATCGCATATTCAACCAGGTGGGACGTATCGGCTGACGGGAATAATCATTGCCAATGTCTTTCATGCAATTTTAAACACGAGTTCGATCCGTACCCGTTTTCCGAATGGTATCGACAGAAATTCGGAGAAGAAAAATATCACGAACTTCACAGGCGGTATAAGACCGTGCGAAAATTCAAGAACTATGAACTACAAGAATTATTGAAGGAAATTAAAAATGTTAATACGCAATGAACTTAAAAATTATGATTTTGAAGCCAATGAGAGGGTTCGGCTATATCGAGAAAAAGAAGGTGTGTATGCTCTTACTGTCTTTGATATTGTGACTTGCGATGGACTAACTGTTTTGTGGACATTTTGGAATAATTATGATCGGGAAAACGACGTATCCCGTTATACTTCTTTTTTTGAATCAATCCATTTTCATTTTCTGGAATATGGTTGGATTTCTGATAAACAAGTGAGAAAAATGAAAGACCTTTTTATAATTCCTGATTTATGGACTGGTGGCGAAATCCCAAAGCTGCCGGGTGAGTGCGATTTGTCAGAATTAAATGGAGAAACGCTTATGATAGAAACAGCAAAGAGAGAGATTGGCTTTAGTTTGTAATGCCGAAGGAATCCATGAATTATTATAAAAGAATTAGCATGATGCTAATAATCAAAAACAAAACAAGGAAAAGAAAATGCAAACAGTAAATCAAGTCAAGATGACCCATGATTACGGAAAATTCTCATTTCTTGAAGGAAATAGAATGGTAAACCCGTTAAACATAAGGCGATTAAGTGCTTCAATGGTTGAAAAACAAATACAAAATCCAATCGTTGTAAATGAAAATCACCGTATAATTGACGGTCAACACCGTTTTAGGGTTATGCTTGAAAACGAACTGCCCGTTTATTACATCGTTGTTGACGGTTTAGAATTGGAAGATGTTCACAGATTGAACACCAATCAAAAAAACTGGAACGCCGATGATTTTATGAATGGGTATATCCGGCTCGGAAATAAAGAGTATAAAATCTATCGTGATTTTAAACAACGCTATGGATTCGGACATAAGGAATGTCAAGCGATGTTAACCGGAAGAAAACGGAACAACGCAGAAACATCAGAATTGTTTCGTAATGGCGGTTTCAAGGTTAAAACAATGTCAGAAGCAAAACGATGGGCGGAACAGATCGAAATGGTTGAACCGTACTATGATGGATATAAACGAAGAACGTTTATTTATGCTATGCTTGATATGTTTGATGAACCGATATATGACCATGCTGAATTTATTCAGAAACTTGGTTATCAATCCGGGAAGTTGACAGATCAAACAACGGTAGAACATTACAAAATACTGATTGAATCGATTTTTAACTATCGCAGAAATCCAAAAGTAAGACTATACTAAACAAAAAAACAGGGGGGCGGAAAACCGCCCCCCGATAATTATGGATAAACAAGTAGCAATAAGTCTAAAACGTGAAGCGGAAATAACGGCTGAAAAGTTTTCTAATGTAAACAGGGATAACAATTTCAACGGGGAAACATTTTGGATTAATGAGATCATACCATTATCCGCACAATCGGCAATGGTAGTATATGAAAAGACAACCGGGAAAAAAGCGTTGGCACATTTTATTCATATCAGAAAACAAAAAAGATGGATTTATTATTTTATGGGGGCAGCACACTTCTTAAATTTAGATTTATTAACTGAAAAATATGCAGAGATAGAAGAATTTAATTTTCATTTGAACTTTGACCACATACCAAAGGAAAACAATGAGAGCAATATGTCCGAAATGCACCTCGACACATAATAGAAAAAAAGGTATAAGATATTCGCCTTCATTTGAAGGCAACGTACAAAGATGGTATTGCCATAGTTGCGGAAAACACTTTCAAACTCCGATAGATTCGCCGAAACAGGAATTACCAAAGATTCTTTTATTCGATATTGAAACTGCACCAATGGAAGTTTATGTGTGGCAGATAGATTATAAGCAATTTATTCCGCATACCAATATCATCAAGGACGAGAATGGCGAGGAAAAATCTTGGTTTGTTTTATCGTGGGCCGCAAAGTGGCTATACGATGAAAGTGTTGTTTCTGATATAGTTACACCGGATGAATCAATAAATAGAGATGACAAGCGAATTTTAAAATCTATCTGGAAACTACTCGATGAAGCCGACATTGTAATTGCTCACAATGGGGACCGGTTTGATTTAAGAAAATTGAATGCACGTTTTATAGATAACGACATTAAACCGCCATCACCTTTCCGGTCCATCGATATGCTAAAGGTCGCCCGGAAGGAATTTGCCTTTGTATCAAACAAGCAAGATTATCTAACCAAACATCTCAAATTAAAACAAAAACTTGAAACGAATTTCCAACTTTGGGTGGATTGTATTCATGGATGCCAAAAGCAATTAAATAAAATGGAAGAATATAACCGACACGATGTAATGGGATTGGAACAAGTATATTTAAAACTTCGTCCTTATATCAAGAATCATCCGAATCTGGGTGTATTGGTAGATATGGACGTTTGCCCGAATTGCGGTTGCGAATATTTAGACGAAACCGATTCAGTCTATTTCACAACGGCTAATAAATTCCCTGTGTATAGATGTCAAGGCTGCAAGACTCCTTACATTCGGGGCAAGAAAAACGTCAACCAGGACGATACAAATATGAGAAGTGTAGCAAAATGAAGATACTAAAGCAAAAAGATTATGATGGAATGATTGCCGAAATCGGTGCTTTGAATGAAGAAATCGAAGAATTAAAAAAAGAAAAATTAAATCTTCAGAAGATATTGGGAATGATTCATCAACATATCCAGAAGTGGGGAAACAATAAGATCGGAAATTTAAGGGCGGTTGTTGAGATCGCAAAGTTTTTCGGGGTTGAAAAGTGATAATCGACATGGCAAAGGGCTGATTACTTGCCTAATCCCGGAAAGAATTATGCCAAATAGAAAAGCAAAACAAAGAAAACGTGCAAAGATGCTTAAACGAAAGAGCATTGCCGAATACAAATCCAAGAAACGAAGGGAACGCAAGGATGCCAGAAAAGAAACAAATACAATTATCTAATGTGTAACCTTCACATATTCAGGCAATTAATTATGAATAAGAAAATAAAATCAAAAATTCACAAGGAATTGAAATTTCCCTATTATAAACGAATAAGAACAAGGGAAGGATTGATTGTTGAAAGAGTTGCTAATAAAAAAGATGAAAAAAGACTGAAAAAATACTTTCCAGAATCGTTTGAAAATAATAAGTAATGGATCAGGGTTACAATTTAGAAGCGGCGGAACAAGTAGAACTAAAGTTAAAACGATTGAATGTTACCGTTCTTGCGGCTGAATACCATTTTCACCGGGATCAATACGATTCAGATGAAATGAGATTCGCAATTGCAACTGAAAAGGCGTGGAAAATGATGACACAGAACCAAAAAGATGTATTTTATATGCACTTGGTACAACGTTTTTCATTTGCTGCGATTGCAGACCTTCAAGGCAAAGACCCTTCGACAATTAGCCGCACATTCTCCGCAGCGTGTAAAAAAACACAAAAAAAAATCAACGAATAACGTCAAAAACTATACACGTTTAGCCTATATATAGTAGAGGGGTATCCCGTTGCCCTACCCGGACCGTCCGTAAAGTCGGACATTAATTAGCCGGAAAACAGGAAAGATGGGCGTACCTCTAATCGATTAGATGATACGAAAACAAGGAAATAAATATATCCTTTATTCAAAAACTGGCAATCGCCGGTTAGGCACATTCCGTACCCGTGCCGCCGCAACTCGCCGTGAAAGACAAGTCAAACGTGTAACATCAAAAGCAAAATATGGCAAAAGATGAAGGCGTTGCGCTCAATGTGGAACTGGTTGGCATCAAAAATCTCAAAACAACGCATACTTGGAGGTTGGAATTCGATGTGTATGAAATAGACTCCCACAAAGTAAAAGATTTGATGGACAAAATAGATCATCCTTTAGTAATGGCGTTAGTTGATAATGGATAAAACGGAGGTAAATCGGAGAACTAACGGGCAGTTCGCCAAAGGATATTCTGGGAATATTGAAACACAATTCAAGGCAAACAACAATGCTAATCCTAATGGGCGACACGGTGCAATGGCGGACCTATTCAAAGAACTTGCTGAAGTAAAAGATGGCAAAGGCAAGACCAGGAAAGAAAAGATTTTAGATAAGATTTTAAAGATGGCAGAGAATGGATCGTTAAAGGCTGCCGAAATATACATGAACCGAGTGGAAGGCAAACCTACTGAATTTAGGGAAACAACGGTTAAGACTGATCCTATCAAGGTGTTTGATTTTGAAGATTGAAGTGGCAAAGAAACGCAGTACGCAAGGAAATAATAAACGATCCGCATCGGTTCAAGGTAATCGTGGCGGGGCGAAGATGGGGAAAAACTCACCTTGCTATAATGTGGCTGCTTTCGGAAGAAATTATGGAGAACAATTCCCTATGGTACATAGCACCGACCTATCGCCAGGGGAAGATGATCGCGTGGCCGGTATTGAAACGACTCTTTCGTCATCATTCGGAAGCCAAGATCAACGAATCAGGGTTATCGGTTATTTTATCTAATGGGGCAGAGATATGTATAAAGGGTGCTGACAATGAGGACTCATTAAGAGGTGCGGGAATCAACAAAGTTATCCTGGATGAATACGCTTACTTCAAGCCTTATGTCTGGGAAGAAATCATACTGCCAATGTTAGCCACATCCAAAGGCCAAGCCATGTTCATCGGAACACCGTCTGGATATAACGCAATGTATGATCTGTATCTAAAGGGGCAATCCGATACCGATTGGAAGTCCTGGCAGTTTAAGACAGTTGAAGGCGGGTTCGTTGAAAAAGATGAAATCAAACGTATCCGATCTAATATGGACGGAAGATTATACCGTCAGGAAATGGAAGGATCGTTTGAAACCACAGGCAATCGCGCTGCTTATAACTTTGATCGTGAGATACATCTAAAGAAGGCAGAAGATATTGCACCGACTAAATGGATCGGGATGGACATGAATGTCGATTATATGACTGCCGTCCTTGCTTGTGAATACACCGATGGAACGGTTCATTATTATGATGAGATAAGACAATCCAATTCTAATACGGAAGCAATGTCAAAGGCTATGCGAAAGAATTGGCCTGAAGTTACCACGATATATCCGGACCCGGCCGGTAGTGCCAGATCAACAACTTCACACCGCAGCGATCATTCAATACTTCGTGATTATGGTTATGCAGTCCGGGCAAAGAAATCCCATCCATCGCATATTGATCGGCTGAACGCATTGAATCGGAAGTTGGTTAATGCTAATGGGGATGTAACTATGACCATTGATCCGAAATGTAAGTATCTCATAAAAGATTTAGAGCAAGTACAACGGGACAAGAAGGGCGGGATCGATAAATCTAATATCGAATTAACACACGCGCTTGATGCCTGTTCCTATGCAATCGAATATAAATGGCCTATAATTCGCCGTATTGGGGAGTCCGTTATATGGTAGCGTTCATTCTGGGTGCATCGGTAATGTTCAATCTTCTGTTTATAAGTATGTGGATATACGGAATGTGGATGCAAAAAAAGGACTTTAGAAATATGAAAAAGATTTTACGCAACGCACAGTTGCGACCTGACTTATACCAAGATTGGATGTTCGAAGCATGATGTCCGTAAACGATGTTGTCCTTCCAAGTTATTCTGAAGATATTGTACTTGATTCAATACGCCGCGCACAAAAGGGATTGGAAGAAAAGGAAAACGCTGAACGTGCAACTGCTTTGGATTTCTATTATCACAAGAACGTGGACACACATATCGAACAATGGTTTTCAACTTCTACACTACAACAAGTTCCGGTATTCCCACAAAAAATCGTTCCCCGCTTCGCCCGTGCCAGAAATATGATTTTCAAAAATTCCCCGAAGCGTATGATAAACGGCGAACAGGCAGACGATTATTTAGACATGACACATCATTTGGATACCAGGGCAAGAGAGTTCAATGAAACATCGTGGCTTACTGGACAGATGGGATTCCGCAGCCGGTGGGGAAAGGAAAGAGTTGAATACGATCTTATTCCATTCTTTAAAAGATATTATGTCCAAGGCGAATCAGAACCGTTTGGCGTATCGTATGAAGTTGGAAGGGATCATAAAAACAATCGCATCTATGTATTCTGGTCTGTGGGAAGGGATGGAGAGCCTGGGATTCACCTAAAATTCGATCAAGCGGGGAGAACCATTCAAGTAAATTCCGAAAATCGCAACCCATATTCGTTACTCCCTGTAACCTTTGTCGATTATAGTACAAGTGCAAGTGATGTAATCCGTGCTGCTATACAGATCGGGATTGCTAATACTGAAATCGCTTTGGCTGAACGCTTTTCTTTTGGGCAGCCGGTAGCAACGGGTATCGAGGAAGCAACCAAGATGAAACTGGGAATAGACCGTGTACTGTTACTCCCGGAAGGTGCAACATTCTCATTCGTGGGAAATCCCGGATCGTTAAAAGATATGATGGAAGTCGTTAAAGGCTTTGCCAATCAAGCAGCGGTGAACAATCATCTGCGTATCAGGTGGGATGAATCAGGTAATCCGCCAAGCGGGACGGCATTGCGTTTACTTGAGATAGAAAATTTAGAATCAAGAATATCAGATATACCTAAATGGAAGGATTGGGAACATGAGAGGTATGAAGTGGATCGCGAGATTATACGCGTTCATACGAATAAAGATATGGGCGAAAATTATGCGGTAGATTTCGCAGAGGTAGAGTTTCCTCAATCGCCACAGGATGAAAGAACACACCTGGAATGGATGATGGACAAAGGATTAATGAGCCGTGAAGATTTGATAAAGCATTATAACCCGGACATAACCGAAGAAGATTTACAGTCACTTATGGAAAGAGTGGACCAAAGCAAACAGGCAGAAGCCGAAGCACAACGCCCGGAAACGGGATTGGAAGGTATCTTTGCCGGATAAAATTGTTCAACACCTTAAAAAACTTGATACGCTTCGGGATAGAATTGATGAAAAGACGGATAGTATGTTTGAATTAATGGCTAAAAATGTTGATTTATTAATGAAAAATCCGAAAAACTTTATGAAAGCAATTTCTGTTGAATTTCTAAAGGAAGAAAAAGACCTATTCTCGAAAGCGAGAAAAGAAGGAAAGCAGTTAAAAAAGATTCTATGATAAAACTTGAAAGAAACTTTAAACCTTTAGATCGGGTAATCCCCGCTGATTTACATGAGCAAATTAATGTTGGAATTGATTTGATTGCTAAAGATATACAGAATGGAATCGAAGGGGGGGCGCAGTTCGGTAAGAGATTTACGCCTAATTCACCGACAACGGAGAAAAGTAAAGGCTTTAACCATCCTTTAAAAGCAACTGGTCTTATGATGGATAAAGATAGAATGATTAAAACCAGAGCAACAAAGCAGAAACAAGAAGGAACATTGCGACCTAATGAAGAACGTATTGATATTGGTTTTTATCATAACGAAGGTAAAGGAGTTCCACTTCGTCCCTGGTTTGGAATATCAGCGGATGCAGAACGAAAAGTAATGACTAAAATAGAAAAAAGTTTTGATCGTGCCATCAACCGACTCTGAAATACCAACACATTTAAGCGATATGTGGATTGTTTTAACAAACGCATTGAATATTGGTGCGCTGCGACAATCATTATCATTGGAAGAAATCATAATGAGAATGAGTTCAAGTGGTATGTCAAAAGGTGTTATTAAAGAAGCATTAATCCGTGATCTTCAAGAAGGTGGGCAAATATTTGGTGATTTTAGGAAACAATTTAAAACTACAATGAAGTGGGGTGTCGAAGAAACATCAAGGCGGGAATCGTTAGATGGTTTGGATGTTAATGCAACCAAATGGGAATGGCTTGGGATCGGCGATAAAAGTATATGCGATAATTGTAAAGATCGCAATGCAATGGGTATAAAAGAATGGACAGATTGGGAAGCAATGGGATTACCGGGTGGCGGTTCAACTATTTGCGGGGCAAATTGTAGATGCAGAATGGTAATTGCTGAATCAGTAGATAAACCGGTAGGTGGAATTGTATTAAAAAAATTATGAAAGATTTAATCAACTCAAACAAGAGGTTAAAATGACAGAAGAAAAAGTCGAAGTCCCAGACGTAAAACAGGACACCACTCCCGTTGCAAGTGAAGAAAAGCAACCCGTCAGTCAAGTTCCTTATGCACGATTCAGCGAACTTGTGGACGAAAAAAACACGTTAAAGGTTGAACTTGATTCTATTAAAAAACAGAACAAGGAACAGGCTGAAAACCGGAAACTGAAGGACATGGAAGAAAAGGGCGAATACGAAAAGATCATGGCGGAAATGACTTCCAAACTTCAAACTGCCGAAACAAAAGCCAAAGCCTTTGATGATTATCAGGCATCCCGGCGAGAGTCGTTATTATCGAAACTGCCTGAAGAAGATCGTGCCGTTTACGATGGACTTCCGTTAGAAAAGTTGGAAGTTCATGTGGAAAAAGTCAATACGAAACCTTCACCGGCTTCCGTTGATAACTCAAAACCAACATCCACCGGCGGATATTCTTCGTTTGAAGAATGGGCAACACTTGATCCTGAAGGATACAAGAAAGCCAACGATCCGCAGCAATCTGGAAAGATTAGACTTGGATATGGATCAGACTGATATATTTAAACAGAAACTCGACCCGGATAATGACTTGCGCCATGAGAAAATAGATGGTGGCGAAGATATTAAGTGTACTTATAAAGGATCACGAGTTACTTATGACGATTACCTCGACATTCACGAAGAACGCGGGGAAAGAGTCCAGAAGGGCAAACCGCCCAGAAGTATTGGTATGTTTAGTGGGTTCGGACCTGGAACAATGAAGAAGCCGTATGATGACTAAATTTTTAACCTACTTAATAGGAGTTTAAGCAAATGGCTTTAACTAATACCTCAACCGCTGCCGGTGGACTCGGAAGAACCATTGGCGATGCGGTTATTGCGTTCAATCATACTAATGTGATGTACCCGCTTGTAACTGTTAAACAGGCTGCAAGGGGATCGAATCATGTTCAGTTCTCTGATTGGACGAAACTCACTTCAAGCAATGTAACTGCCGCGACACAGGCAACTGCTACAACCGCAGTCGCTATTACTACCGCAGCAAGGACGGCAACCATTTCGGAACACGTTATCGAATCACAAGTAAGTGATCTGGTTTTGATGGGTTCTGGAGATGACGTAGAAAATCAAGCCGGTCCGGCTCTTGGTAACGCAGTAGCAGCAAAACTTGATGATGATCTTGTGGAACTTGGTATGGAAATGCCGTCTGCGTAAGTGATTATGCAGATTATTATTGGAATATTAAGCGGGAAACCTAAATGCAAAAGCACAAGGCAATCCGAACCGAAGGCTATTCAAAGAATAGTCAGGGGCAGAGCATAGGCGATGAAAAGATATAATTCGCCCAAGAGATTCCAACAACTCATAAGAGTTGAAAAGATATGCCGATACTTGTTAGAAATGACAAGATGTAAGATAAAAAACTTACTACAACAAATGAAAGGTTTCTCACAAACTGAATGTGGTGCGGGAACGTCCCTGGCACTCTCTCATATCTTTGGTGCAATGCGTCAAAAGGCGCAATTGTTAAGAAATTAATGATTAAAAATCGGATGAATTGCTGGAAATCTAAATTGTTTAAAACAACACGACAATCAGCAGCCAAGCCACAAACGCTTTTGTGGAAGGTTCAGAGACTAATGGGTTTAACAAGCGTGTTATGTAATACCATATTAGCGTCCGACACCGTAGCATTTAATGCCGGTGATGATATAGTCCGTTCCATTGGGAAACCTATGGGTAAAACGCAAATGAGAGCAGCCGGTGCGCCAATGCCGTATTCGTTAGTTTTATCCCCAAAACAAGTTTGGGGTGGAAAAGGAATCATATCCTTGCTTCATAATGTTGCAGTAGATACAACTGGAACTTCAACATCTAACACCGGTAAAGCCGCACCAGTTGGCTTAATGGGTTCTAAAGGTGAAGAAGCCTTCCAGACGGGATTCGTTGGAAATCTCGCAGGATTTTCAATTTACTGGAGTGATCAAATTGATGAGAATGTCAGTTCTGGCGGGGATGCAGCCGGGTTCTCAATGTCTAAAGGCGCAGTTGGTCTTGGCGTGGGTGCTGATGGTCTATTTAGGATCGCAACCCAACGTGAAGAATCAGAACGTATGACAAAGTACGTTGCTACCGGATTTTGGGGCGAAATTGAAGTAAAAGATACCTACGGTGTCTATATCTTGAGTGATGTTTCTTAATCTTAACTGATTAAATGGTGATGGGCGGGGTTTATCCCCGCCTGTTCCAAAGGAGAAAAAATGAGCAAATATTTTAAAAAACCATCGGGTGCTATCGTTGAATACGATGAAATAAATCACGATCTGAAATCACTTCAAGATCGATTCGAAGAATGCAATGCAGACGGAAGTAAAGTCGAGCCAAAGCCGAAGCCTAAAAAAGAAAAAAAAGATTAATTATTAACCAAAATGCCCATGAGATCGACAGGCTCGGTAAGGCATTAAAGGAGAAACAATATGTCAATGAGAGAATATGGCGTTGTTGAAGCGCAGAATTTAGCGATGGGACAGGCCGGATCAATATTCGTAACGGGAACAACTGCCGTTACTTGTGGGGCGGGTTCGGGTGTCTTTGTTGCAATCCAATTTATTGAAGATACAGTATTCGCTTCCGGTAGTGGGGGACTAATCGCAGAAACAGAACAATTATACCCGGATGATACGGGTGCGGGTACATTGATCGATGCTAACGGCGGGGCAGCAATCGATGGTGAAACTTTCCCACAGGGAATGACGATTTACGGAAGATGGACCGGATTTACTTTGGCATCGGGTGCTTGTATAGCATACGTTGGTTAAATGTTAAAATTAGGACTATCAGTATTAACAATACCTAACCAGGTTGCACGATTAGTGCGAGATTTATGGAGAAGTATTAATGACACTTGGGATTTGGAAGAACGCAAGTGGCAAAACATTGTTTAAAAACACTTATAACCATGTCAGACAATTTCGGGCGGTAAGTTATAAGATTAAAAAGGAAATAGGAGAATAAAATGGCAGCTTTAGGCGCACAATCAATCGCCAGTTCGTATGAGCAACTTTTACACGTTGATCGGGACGGTGGCGGTAATTCTACAACACACGTTAGCGTAAAGGACGGCGATAATGGAACGACCTTCGGGTTTACTATCGCATCCGATGCGTTAATGATGTCAAGCACAAACCGATTAGAATTTGGTGATACTGGAACGTATATACATCAGTCCGCTGATGGTGTACTTGATTTAGTATCTGATACAGAGATCGAAATAAACGCAACCACAATCGATATGAACGGTGCGTTGGATTTATCCGGGAATGCACAATTAAGCGGGACAGTAACCGTTGGTGCTGATGGAAGCGGAACAGATGTAATCTTTTATAGCGGAACGGCGGGTGATAATCTTACTTGGGATGCTTCAGCGGAGAAACTAACTATCACCGGGACTGATGGACAAACCTCATTAGATGTTGCCGATGGAAATGTTTCGATTACAGATAATTTAGACGTTGACGGCACAACCAATTTAGATGCCGTTGATATTGATGGGAATGTTCAATTAGATGGCACATTCACGGTAGGAACTGATGGTTCAGGACAGGATGTCATTCTTTATAGTGGTACAGCGGGGGATAACTTTACATGGGATTCATCTGAAGAAAAATTGACTATTACCGGTACAAACGGGCAGACGGCTTTAGATGTTGCCGATGGAAACGTATCGATCGCAGATGATTTGGCAGTTGATGGAACTTCAAATTTAGACAACACAGATATTGATGGAACATTAGCGGTTGACGGCGCAACTATTTCTTTAGATGCAACAACATCTTTTAATATTGATAATACAAATACTTCAAATGGAGTTACTATTAATACGGCAACTTCGGGCGGTCCAATCTCAATCGGGCATACCACTTCAGAAACGACAGTTAATGATAATTTAGTTGTTACTGGTGATATTGATTTAGCGGGAAGTATAGACTGTGATGGAACTGCGAATCTTGATAATACAGACATAGACGGAACATTAACACAAGATGCCGGGAATGTTGTATTTAATGAAGATTCTGGTGATTATGATTTCCGGGTAGAATCAAACGGCAATGCCAATATGTTATTTGTAGATGGCGGCACAGACTCGATAGGTATTGGAACAAATGCACCAATGCAATATTGGCCTCTCCATGTTTATCAAGGGGATGCCGGAACTGACCCAAGTTGGGAAACTACAGAAGCAAGAAACCTTGCGCTTTTTGAAACAGATAATACTGAAGGGTCAATCGCTATTTTTGCACCGGCTAATGCTACCGGACTTATGTATTCGTTTGCCGAACCAGGTACACGAATAACTGGTGGTATGATGTATAGTAATAATACAAATACAATGACACTTCAAACGAATGCAAACGATAGAGTTGTCATTGACTCCTCCGGCGCAACTTATATCGGCGACACCGCAAACGGCAGTATGACGACTGGTCTTACCATTAATCAAGGTGCTTCCGATGATGAAATCATGGCTTTTAAATCAAGTGATGTGGCTCACCCAATGACGGCTGAAGCTGAAGCTGATACCTATGGTAAGTTTTTCAAACACACAGCGACTGCCGGTGGACTGCAAATAAGCGGGTTCAAGGATGCCGATGGTACTGCAGAAGGTGCTTTGGCTCTCACGGGGTTTTTAGGTGAAGCCGCTGATACAACCAAATCAAATTCGGGTGGGGCCGTAATCAATCTCACATCTATAATAACTGACGGTAGCACAGGTGCAACGGTTGTAGGGTCTGACGGAAACCTCGTCGCGATTCATAACGCCGGAAATGCGCGGTTCATTTTTGATGCTGAAGGTTCATTCCATGCAGACGTAGAAAGCACAACTTTCGACCATTATGAAGATGCACAACTGGTTCGTGCTTTTGATTTATCTCATGGTAAAGATGTAATCGTTTCAAAGTTTGATGAGTTTATTGATTATAACCATGAAACACTTGCTGATTTAAAACTTGTTGGTAGAGAAGAAGATGGCACACCAAATAAGTTCTTAAATGTTACGAAGTTACAACAGTTACATAATGGCGCAATCTGGCAACAATATACCGAAATGCAGAAGATGAAAGAGTTGATGTATGATACGATGGTTGAAATGCTTGGCAAAGAAAAGGCAGATCAGAAATTAACGGATCACGATATTCAATTACTTGATAATAAAACCTTGCTTAATTAGGAGATAAAAATGGCAAAAGAAATCACAATCAGTATGGAAGATTCGCAGTTTGAAAGTCTGCAAGAAGCATACGCAAAAGATGATAATTCGGTTGAAAAAGCCGATGTTGATGTGGCCTATGTAAAAGGCCGGTTAGTGAATATCCTGAAGGCTAAAGTCAGAAATTATGACGATGCCAAACAGGAAGTTAGTTATTCAACATTCGATCCATCATAAAATAATGGGAGGCAATGACATGGAAAAAAGAATCGAGCAACTGAAGGCAGATCGCCAACAGTTGAATATGCGATTAGCAGAAATCAATTTCTTGATTAACGGTTATGAAACCACAATTAAGGCTGAAAAAGAAAAGCCAAAAGAAGAAAAGGATGAACAAACCGCAGATTGACGAATACCGCGTGGAAGTAGTGGACCGTCTGGCACGGATCGAATCTAAAATTGAATCGATCTTTCAGGAATCCAGGGATACGAAACTGCAACTGCAAATGCAGAATGGACGGGTGCGAAAACTTGAAGGCGGTATGTCTGCGATCCAAGCGATCGGTTCGGTGGTTAGTATTGTTTTCGGTGGATTCATTGCATACTTGTTTAAAGGGAGATAAATATGAGTGATTGGTTTAACTGGACGAATTTCTTTTACCTGGCGGGATTGGTTCTTGCCGGTGGCGCGACATTTGTTGGCTTGAGATACAAGAAATTAGTTGATGAAATAAAAGAGGTTTTCAAAGTACTTCAAGAAGCGTATGCCGATGACGGAAAACTTGACAACGAAGAACGCAAGAAAATAATGAAGGAAGTTCTGGATGTTATGGGTGCGTTATTAAAGATTGCTTGGAAGTGATAAGTCCGACACAAATTAAATCGCTCATCAAATCCACTTGTGAAAAGATAGGCGGGAAATTTGCTTCTGATGATGCAGTTACACTTGTTCACGAAACGGGTTTAGTTGAATCTGGGTATAAATACCTTCGTCAGTTGGGAGATGGACCGGCAAAAAGTTTCTGGCAGATTGAACCGGCTTCGGCAGTTGATAATTTGATGCACTATTTAAAACATCGTAAATCATTAATGAGCAAATGTGCGGAAGCAAGTATGGTTGATATAAAGCATTGGCAGAATTACGATGAAAACGCATGGGCGGATATATTGGAAAAGAATATTGCTGCCGGGATAGTTCATTGTCGTTTGAAGTATTGGCGAGTGCCAAAGAAAATGCCGAACACATTAGAAGGCCGTGCAAGATACTGGAAGAAATATTACAATACGGATCAGGGAAAAGGGACGGAAGAAAAATACATGGATACGGTAAAGGAATATTTATGAGTCTTGGAAAAAGCATAAATACAATAAAAGACAAAGCCAATGATATTGATCTGAATGTTTTGTTTGAAAACCCGGAAACATATTTCAACGACATTGTAGAATTGCTGCATCTTATCAGAAAGATCGAAGAACCGACACGAATTAATTTTAAAGATTTAAAGAATAGGATATTTCAATCATGAGTACATACGAAGCCACCTATTGCAACACGAATACAGACCTTCAATTTATTGAACCGAATATAAATAATTATAATTTAAGAAGAATATTGCCCGGTGATTGGGTAGCATCCGGAACGACTGATTTATATTATCTTTATTCAGCGGGATATGTAACACAACTTTTTAAAGACGGCGAAGAAATGACTTCCGTTACCGATACACCAGATGCAAATAAAGAATTTAATTACGCAACGGGGACAGGATTATTGAGTTTCTTTTTAGAAAATTCATCAACATCGCTTTTGGATAGTGCCGTGATCGAAGCCGGTCGCGATTGGTTGGAAACGAAACAAGAAAGCGTTCGTAAATCGAGCGACTTATGCCGCAATGTTTTGCCCGTTCCGATCTATCCACGCAAAGGTGTGGGAATGTCATCTGCTTCATCTGCTTCCACAAGTTCAGATTGGCCGGAGATTATTGTAAGAAGCGCGGCGATTATTGCCTGTGCTGATTTAATCCGTCCTTATGATAAAGAAAAAGGCGATGAATTAATGGCGATGGCGATGAATCCAGAAGGTACGGGATACCTTGATATGGTTCGTACCGGCCAGATCGCTCTTTCACAGGATGAAGGCTTGGCGAAACATTCTGGAATCATACGTGAGATCGCAATTAATGCAAGTACCACTGGAAGTATAATTGATGTACGCGGAACGCCAACTGTCGATTGGGATGTTATAAAAATTATTTGCAGTACGGCGGGAACATTTACTTCTGGTTCGGCTTCGGGTGTGAAATACGATACTTATGTTAAAGATGATACTGGATTAAAGATTGATAAATCAAGCGACGCAGAAACAATCGATGGCGGATTCCAAGATGTAGGTCATGGGATGCAAGTTCGATTTTCTCCTGGTGTTTACACAATTAATGATGAATGGGAATTAGAGGTATCTGGTATAGTTGATTCAAGAACAATGGCAATTAAATACGCAACGGCGGAAAGAATTTAATGCCCTTAAATATTCGATCACCGCTTTGGGCAGATACACACGAACTTTGGAGTTCTATAACAGGAACAACATTTGCAACTGGTACTGATGATTCAGATAGTTATGTAAATGTAGTTTATGATAACGTAATCGAATCCCTACAAGATATAATAAATACAGAATTTAAAATTCCCATATTTGACGAACATCGTGGGAATCAATCGTTTGTGATTGATCCAAACGAAGATACACTAATTGAATATTTTGCATCTGGACAGACAAGGAATTATGATGTAGATATTATCTATACATTAATACGCGGCGGGGGATGGAAAAGTGTCAAGACACAATTAACAAGCACCGCTGAACATTTGAAAAGATTAATACATAACAATTCTCATTATTCGCCGTCTGGTATTTACAAATATCACGATGGGCGGGTTGAAACTGTCGCATACGAACAGGATGAAGATGATCTGGATGTATGGAGAGCAAATGTTTCATTTAACTGTACCGTAATGGAGATATTTACATGAGATATAAAATAAGTAAAAAAATTACATCGTTCTCTGCTATGGATGATTGGCAAGGTCTTGGTAAAGAAACTGCTGAAAAATTAGAAAATGGAGAAGATGTTGAAATTAAGAATCCCCCTAAACATTTGGTTGAAGGTGGATACATCGAAAAAACACAAAAAGGAAAAAAATAAATGGCAAGTTTAGACAAGACAGTCTATTCCGGAAAGCAATTTGAATCTTATGTTTCGCTGCAATCAGATGCTTTAGGGACGAATGATGTATCCGGAACGCTGTATAAAATAAGGACACCTGAAGTTAATGATATTGACACTTCTGCCGGTTCTGCTTTTGCAGATGTGGAAAGATCGGGACAAAGAGTTTTACGACCTACGGATCATATCGCAGTTTACAAGGGCGGAACATTCACCTGGTCTTTTGATAATTATGCGGTCGAGAGTGAAGCGGCTTTACAATTATTAATTCAGTTAGCGACAGAAGATGATTCACCCGCAGCAACGGCAGCAATTACGGGCAATCAAGGAACAGTTGTTTATGAGGAAGGTGCATCGACAGGCGAATATGCTTGTGTTGTTATTTCTTCGCCGGATGCGGATGAAGATAAATTAATGTTTTCTTCAATATTGGAAGAATTGACATTAACGCTTGATCCAACCGTGAACGGGGGAAGATTGACGGCATCGGGTAGATTCTGGTCTGGCTATCAACCCGTAATCGGAACAGAAGGGACTTCAGCAAACGCAACATCGGTTGATTGGACTAAAGGATTTTTTGACTGTACGACAATGAGTATTGGCGGTGATGACGTAGTGTTAAGCAAATTCGATGTAACAATATCTAATCCCGCAACGCGAGTCGGATATTCAACGGTCAATTCTATTACACATGAACCTTCTGCATATATGCGGGGCGGACAGATTTCCGTAACCGGGAATGTGAGTGCGAAATTAGATGATAACGTAACTGATACAATAGATGATTTCAGGGATGGGAATTCTGTTAATATCAGTATCGGGGACGGATCAGCGATTGACTTCGATATTCCAACGGCAAAATATACAGGATATACACATACGAGTACAGATAGTGGCGTATTCATCGACCTTCCTTTTATGGGAACGGCAGACGGATCGGGTGCGCTAATTACAATAATCGCAACTTAATTAAATCGGGAGGTTAAATGGTTGTTAAAGTTGGTAAAAAAGAATGGGATGTAAATGATTGCACATACGCAGAACGGCGAGAGTTACACAAACTCAACGCAAAAGTCTGGTGGGATGGCAAAATGGAAGTGGAATTATATTACAATGTCTTGGAAAAAGTGGGCGAGATCGCCGGACTTGGAGAAAACGACTTCAAAGATATGGGTATGCCGGAAGTCGATTCAGTTCTTCAGGCGGTTTTTCTTGAATATCTGGGACTTGAACCGTCAAAAAAAGATTCCGGGGGTTGAGCCTTGCGGTTTGGTGTTGGCAGTTTGGGATGCCAGAACCGCGTGATGTTTATAGATGCCTCCCCTATACTGTGGTCCGACTCCCGGTTACTTACAAGCATGATCCGGTGCGAGTGCAAACAAAAGAAGATATATGGAACATCATAGATGAAATATGCAAACCAAGTGAAAAGTTTACCGATGGTCAAGCCTTGTTTCACATGGTCCCGTTCTTTGCAGACTGCAATCAAATTGTCGAACCCTGGATGATGGAAATGATAAACGAATTTAATTACGTTACGCGGTTTAATATATCGCTTGGGAATCTGGATGATATTTCGGCACATCGTTTGGATTGTTTTTCAATTATTGATATGGAAATAAATGCCTGTATGAATTTTAAATCGGAACAAAATAACTAATGGCAAATATTAAAGACCTTTTTATTAAACTTCGTCTAATTGGTGGCAAGAAAACAAAAGATGATTTAAAGGGTGTTGATAAAGGACTGAAATCTGTCGGAAAATCTGCCCTTAAAGTTGGGGCATCCTTTTTTGCTGCAAGAGGTTTAATTACTGGACTGACTCGTTCTATTGAACTTGCGGGAAGATTTGAAAAAGTAGAAAGAGGATTCAGTAATCTTGCGAAAGCATCAGGTTTTTCTTCTCAATCATTAGGAAAATTGCAAAAAGCAACGGATGGCACAATGTCGTCAATGCAATTAATGACACAGGCTAACAATGCGATGCTTTTGGGAATTGTTGATTCCGAAGATCAAATGGCAGAACTATTTGATATTTCACAAAGACTTGCTTCATCCCTGGGAAAAGATACGACTTTCGGGATCGAATCAATGGTTACTGGTCTTGGTCGGCAATCAAAGTTAATGTTGGACAATCTTGGTATAATGGTTGATACTAACAAGGCATACAAAGACCATGCAAAGGCACTTGGCGTTACGGTTGGACAATTATCAGATCAACAAAAGAAACAAGGCTTCGTAAATGCTGCGATGGTACAGGCGAATATGTTAGTTTCAAAATTAGGAATCGAAACAATGACATCTGCCGATCATATAGACCGGATGAAAGTTGCCCTTGAAGAATCCGCCATTGAATTGGGAACAACTTTTTCTGGGGCTGTTGAAACGGCAGCGGATTCATTGGTTAGGCTTTTAAAGTTTACACAAGACGCAATAAAACAATTTGGATTTTTAACCTTGCCAAAAGAATCAAGAGAGTTTGTTAAGCAAATGGCGATTGATGCAAGGACGGTAATTGAAGAAGGAAATATTGATATAATCCAACAACAAATTGCTTCAATTTCAAACATATTAGAAAAGTTCCCAAGAACCGGGGAAATATTATCACCAGTATTAGCGGAATTACAAAAGACGGCTCAAAGTTTAAAGGAAACAACACAGGGCGCAGAAAATATTGCGAATACGATTTCCTTATCTGCAAAAGCATCTGAAAACCTGGCGAAGTTTACCGCGCAAACATCGACATCATTGATGGTTTCCGCCGCAATGGGTGATAGTGTGGCAGATGCGTTTAAAAGAGCATTGTTTCAGCAAGTTTTAATTACGGCTCAATTAAAAATACAAGAAGCCATTCAAGAAAAAATGAAAGGGATGCAAGTTCTTGCCGGTGGTACTGGTGGCTTTTTAATGGGAGTTGCTAATTTTCTTTTCGGTGCATCACCTACTCGGACCGCACCAAGTGCGGGAATGGCATCTGCCAGTAAAATTACAATCAATCAAAACTTCGGCGGTATGGGTGTTATCGACCATAATTTTGCCGCCAACAGTATTATTCCCGCCATAAATAAAGCGATTTCGACAGGACAGGCGAGGATTGGGTAAATGCTCTCATTCGATACTGCGCTTACCAACGCCTTAAAAAATAGAAATACAACGGCGTTTTGGGTTCTTAAACTATATTACAACGATGAATCTGCGTTCATAGGTGTAAGCGACCGCCATCGACAAGACGGAACTGATATTTATTATGGCATTGTGGCTTCATTTGGGAATTTTCGGCAGTCTTTAAATTTTTTTAATTTTACAACTTCAATCGGGAATATCGGAGTAACACTTATCAATACTGAAAAGTGTATCCAGGGCGATCGTTTTTCCGATCTTCTTTCCAGTTACAACTTCTCAAACCGCAAGTGGGAATTGTTTTTAAATACAAACGAAACATCCACTTTAGATACTGCCGCCCGAATGATTGGATCGGGTGTAATCAGCGGTGAAATCTCATACGATGAAAATAATGTTACTTTAACTTTATTCGATTACAGTTCAAAATATCATAAACGCGTTCCTGTTAATACTGTCGATTCATCTACATATGCAAATGCACCGGCGAATAATGTGGGGAAACCGATTCCAATGGCTTACGGGGATTTCCATGCAAAGACAGATATTGGAACGATTCCAACTTCACACTTTGATCGTTTTTACAATTTTTACAAAGGCGCATTCCCCGCAATCATAGCCGATGAATGGGACGTGCAAGAAGAAGGTTCTGAAGCATTAGCCGACAGTCAAGCAATCAATACAATGGATGATGAAAATGTCTATATATATAAAAACGGACATTATCCAACTCTAACGGCGGCAAATGTCGATGTAACTGGTAATCCTGAAATCGAATACAAGGGAAGCACGGCTTCGGTGTATATTCCATTAAGTTCTTCAAATCAAGCATCTGCATCTGGTGATGGTACGGGACAAGTACAAAACGCAACAAATGCCGTTGATGGGGATTTTGGTTCTGTTTCTCTATTTAAAGCAGACGGGGCGAGTGCATCAAATTCAAACATTGCCATTAATTATGCAATTCCAAAGGTTAATAAGCTTGGCGATTATACAGGAATTTCTTCATTAATTAAATTTGGAACATCAACAATAGCGACTGATGCAGATTCAGATGATTATTTTAGAATCGGCGGTTCGGTATCCTTAACTTCAATTACTGCCGCATCTGAAGTAAAAACAAGTATTTCTTCATTATTTACAACCGCGAACCAAGAAGGTTTTGATTTTGAAAAAACATTAGAATATAAATTATTTTCTGGAACTTCTGATGAATCGTTGCAAATATATGAATCGGGAATTGTGATTGATTTTAATATTGAAGACATAGAAACACACGTTGAAGAAATCATTGAAACTTCGCCGATTACACAAATAGTTTCCCCAATATTAGGACCGCCGGTTTTGCTCAATATTGGTTATCATGAAACTATACTAAAAACATCACAATTTGCACCTTCTAAAATTGATTATGTTTATTATTCTGGAAAAGGCAGACAATACGGCGCGTACATAGATGCTGATGATAGAGGAAATAGTGAAAGCGGCGATAATGGATATGCCACAAATGCCTTAATTGAAAACCCGGTTTATATTATTGAAAGTATTTTACGATCTGAATTAGGTGTTCTTTATTCGGGATCGGCAACAGGCACGACTTCAAATAAATTAGTGGATTCTGGTGCATCGTTTGCTACAAGTATTGTTGGACAGACTGTTTATAATCTAACCGACAAAACAAGCGCAATGGTTACGGCAAGAGATAGCGGAACGACATTAAGTATTGATGCGAATATTATGGCAAGTGGTGAAGGTTATATTATCAGCGGATTAACTTCAGATGAAATCGATTATGCCACTTTTGATACTTCTGGAAATACAAGTAGTGGATACCTGGGCGACATATATGAAGATGCGGTCGGTGATATAAAATTTGCTTTTTCACAATACAAGTTTATTAATTCAAAAGATTTAATTAACCGATTGGCTCAATTATGTTTATCTTATATCTATATCGGTGGGGATGGAAAATTTAAGATCAAGACGTTACGCCGGACCGGTGATTATTCTTCATCAGATCAAACAGTTAATTTTCGTGATATTACTTTAGATAAGATCGGGAAAACATCGCTTGGAAATATTAAAAATTCTATTGTTGTAAAATACAATCACGATTATGGGGCAAAACAAAATCTTTCAGAAGCAACCGCAACCGATTCAACTTCACAGGGAACGACAGTAAACGGCTATAACCAAACTACGAAACTTGAAATCGATGCGAATGAAGTATTGGATTCAACAACTGCAACGAAACTGGCAGAAGCATATTTGGAAGTAATGAAAGATAGAAAAAATACAGTTGATTTTAGTTGTATGAGTCCAAAATATAATCACTTGGAAATCGGGGACATAATAGATTTTAGTAATTGGGATGCGGGTTTAAAAATTTATGGCAGCGCAATGGCGGGTTATTTTATCGTTTCAGATATTACTAAACGGGTTAACGGCTGCTCAATTAAAGCAATAAAGGTATCATAATGGCAAATATGAATATTAGAACGCCACGATTTTATACGGATCAAATTTCGTATCTAATGTCCAGAGGTTTAGCACAAAATGGAAATTTTGATGTAAAAGCAACCGGTGGTTCTGGCACAAGCGCAAGTCGAGGAATACAAACGGGAACAGAAGCAGAATTATTTGACATGAATCCATTAAATAAGGTGGATTTTGACACTTCAGGTGATCCAGATAGCCAAGTTTTAATTACAATAGATACACAAAGCACATCAACCGTAAAATCTTTTGTAGCAATTTTAAATCATAATACAGATGCGGCAGATGCAAAAATAAGAATTAATGCAAGTAATACAGAATCTCACGTTACAACCGTTGATATGGGAAGTGCTACTTTATCTCCAAGTTGTACTAACGTGGTAAATGGGGCAGCATCAACCAATATCATTACACCAGGTGCTGACGGAAGCACAATAGTTACCTTTGCAGAGTCAGCATTGCGATATTGGGGAATCCAATTTGAAGGCGATGGCGGTAATGAATTTGGATCGACTGATTTATTTGTGGGAAGTATCTTAATTGGAGAATATTTTGATATGCCACACGCACCCGATTTGAATGTAACCCGGATGATTTCTTATAACAGAATGAACGATTTACAAGAATCAAACGGTGGACAACGATTCAGTAATTTAAAGACCTTTGGAAGAACTGCATCAAGTACATCCAAATCGCCGTTCACAACTGCTTCCAACGGATATGATTCTTATGGTGGACGAATTATTTATGATATGAACTTTAGTTTTTTAAGTGCGGCTAATATGATGCCAGACGAATATCGTACTATTTCAGCGGATGATAATTTTGTTTCCGATGTTTGGAATATGACTAACGGCAATCATCTTCCATTTATCTTTTCGATTGATTCTGGATCGGAAGGTGCGGATGCGGAGTCGGAACATATCTTTGCCAGATTCGCAAACAATTCTTTAGACATGGCACAAGTCGCCCCGGACTTATACAATATATCTTTAACCGTTGAAGAAGAATTTTAATGAATCAGAAATTCGGAAATCTATATGCGACACTTTTAGTCTTATTAATGATTGGTGCTTTGTCTGGTCAATCTGACACGCTAACATTTAAGGTCAAGGGTTTAGTTTGTAGTTTTTGCGCACACGGACTAAACAAAGGAATTGGTAAACTACCATTTACAGATGA